CATAACCTTTGTGCCTTTTTCTAATAAAGCGACAGTTGTCCCAACTGGCATAGCAGCATTTGCATCACCTATATTCATATCTGCTATTGCAGCAAATCTTTTGCCTGAATCAACTAATAAGCCAAGTAGTTGAAATAATACATTGCTAGGCTCTTTGTAAGGTAACGGCATCAAAGAGTCTCTTAACGCACCACCGGGTGCATCAACATCTCTAAATTCTCCCGGTTGTAAGGGTGAGGCTTCGTCTCTAATCCTAATTCCTCTAGCTTTAAAACCTGCTGGTAGGTTACTTAATGTGCCAGCGTCTATAAGTTGTCTAAGCAAAGATGTAGAAGCTTTAGATAGACCGCCTATCATGTGTGACAATCCTAAGCCATAGAAACCCAATCCGGGTAAAAATTTGTATTGTACAAAGTAATTTATTTTGTTTCTTAGTACATCTGTCGGCTCATAATTTCTACGTATAGATAAAACTTTTTGTGATGACTCGTCTATAGTTATGATATAAGGTAGTTTTAATCCAGTTTGTTCACCCATCTCATTGGTATCTTCAAAGCCTTCAATGTCTGCAACAGTGTGTATTTCGTACAATCTTCGTTGTTCATCTTCTCCGTAATCTGGCTGTACGCCTTGTATTTTGTCTACCTCTTGCTCTATTTCATCTCTACTTATGTTTTCAGGGTCAAGTAAGTCTATATCAGCATAAAAACCAGATAACTGCATCTTTCTAACTTCGTTGTTACTCATAGAAACTACGTGTGTGACTCTTTCGGCTGAAAGTATGTCTGTAGCGTTATATGGCACTAACAAGTCTTCAGCAGGCACAAATTTAGATACAGGCCTTCCTTTTGTTGCATCATAGTAAACCTTTTTAAATGCACTGCCTGATAAGGGTAAATAAAATAATAATTGGTCTAAATCAGGGTCATACTCAGGCATCTCGTTCATAATGTAGTAGTTCATAAACTCACCTACTCTTTCTGCCTGCATTTCAGTGTTTGAGTCTCTTTGACCTATGACTTGTGTTTTTACAGGACCCTGCGCAGGTAACAATTCTTTGTAAGCTTGTGCCTGAAATTGTGTTACCGCCTCTGACAATATTGGATGAATAACACCACTTGAACCTTCAAATGGTTGACTTCTTTGCTCATCAAAACGCATACCAAGATACTTTAATCCGTCTGTATAAGTTTTTTCCCATTCTTTGCGTGATTCTTTGTCGTTTTCTATGGCATACAATAATTTAGAAGAAATGTTGCCTAATATATCGTTATCTAAAAATTCTACTAAATTTGCGTCAAATGGTATTTGTGGTGCTTCTTGTTCTGTTGGTTCGTCAAAAGCAATTTCATCTTCACTAATGCTAATTTCTAAAGCATCAAACATTTCATCGTCAAAGTTTCTTGGTGGTGCTTCTATGTTTATATCATCGACAGGCACACTAACAGACTTAGTTTGGTCTTTTATATCAGGGTTATCTTCAGTGCCTAGTTTTCTTTCTGTAACCATATTATCTCTTATATTTTTTTGATTTTACCTTCTTGCCTTTATTTTTACCACCTGTTCTTGCAATCAAGCCACGTGCTTTTGCTGATGCTTTTTCACTAAATCCAAGTTTTTTACCAGCCTTTATCTTTTTTTTAAGTGTTGATAGTTTTACGACCATGCAATCTCCTTACAGCATTTTTACCTTTTTTAAATATATTAGCTATGGCTTTTTTACCCATTACTTTAGCTCTTTGTTCGCCTACTGTTAGTATTTGTATTTTTCTAGCAAAAGGTTTTTTTATATTTTTCACTTTTTTTACAGTAGCTCTAGCATCGGCTTGTGTTGCAAACTTTATTCTTACGGTATCTTTAGGGTTTTCGTCTGTATATAAACGTCTACCACTACCCTTTGGTTTTTTGCCTGTGCCTTTTATTGGGTCTTTTCTTTTTTTTCTTACCATAATTAATAATATGACAAAGCTGTTCTATCTACTTGCATGTCTTCTTGATAGTCACTGTCCAACTCCACCAAACCGCCTTGTCTTATTCGCATTAAAGCCATGGTAGTAGAGTCACAAAAGTCATCGTTTTCTCCAAAAGGAAAAGCAGCTAACTCTTCTATTACTTCTTCTGCAATCTCAAACATAGGTGCAATAGAGTTCATTCTAGCCACCTTATCTTGTCCTCTACTTGGTGAATAGGCTTGTACAGGTATGCCTATCTTTCTAAGTTCTTGTGTTAAAGGTGTACCACTAGCTTTTGCCTCTATTAAGACTATATCTGGCTCCCAATACTTATATTCTTCTAAAGCGATGTTTTTGAGTTGTGGAAAGTCTACTCTATGTCTACTAGCATCTAATAATATTATTGCATGTTCACTACCATCCTCAGGGTCAAAAATACCCCAAGTGGTTATAGCTGAATAGTCTGCTGTTTCTTTTGCGCTAAAAGCTGTATCGTAGCTTTGCACAATACACTGACAACTTGGTATCGCTTCATTCTCCCAAGTTTGCCACCATTCTCTTTTAACTATAGAACCACTCTCTGCGGTTGGATTTTGCATCCATTGTGCGTTCCATTTACTTATAGGCAAAGATGCTTTTACCGATAATAGTTCTTCTTTTTTCCAAAACTCACTCCAAAGCGGTTCTTCAGATTCAGGCATGATGGCTGGAAACTCCACAACTTCCCATTGGTCTGCGTGTGTTTCAGACTGTCTTTTTAGTAATCTACCTGCTAAGTCTTTTGTACTCCAACGTGTCATGACCAAAACGATGGTGCCGCCGGGCTGCAATCTTTGGCGTGGTCCACTTGTGTACCACTCCCAAGCTGCATCCATTGCAGTCGGCGACATTGCATCTTGTTCTGAATGAGGGTCATCTATAATTAACAAATCAGCACCACGTCCTGTAATAGCACCACCTACACCTGAATAGAAAGCTTCTCCACCATCATCTGTAGTCCATCTACCAGCAGACTTATTATCACCTGATAAATTTATGTCAGGAAATATGGTTTGGTATTCCTCACTGTCTATTATGTTACGCACCCTTCTACCAAATCTAACAGCTAATTCAGCCGTGTGTGTTGCTTGTATTATTTTTAAACTCGGATTTAATCCCATCATCCATGCAGGAAAATATGTTGATGCAAATTCTGATTTGGTATGTCTAGGTGGCAACATAACCATAAGTCTTTTACATTTGCCTTGTGCAATACGATTAAGCTTTTTGGCTAAAACTTTATGATGTCTGCCCATAATAAAGCCATCCCATTGATGTTTTACAAACTCTAAAAAATCAGATTTACATTTATCCCTAGCGTTTAGATTTTTCCATTTATCTATTAAGGTTAAAGCTTCTACTTGTTCATCCCTAGACAAAGCATCGAATGACTTTATTTTGTTTAAATCTATCATAAGGTGGAGAGCCAACGCGTATATTTAAAGGACAAAATTGACTCTCCTGACATACTACATCGGAGAGAGGAGATATGTGAACATCCGCTAATGAGCATGTCAGTTAGACTTTACCCCATTCTTGTCCTTGGAACAATAATGCCTCAGCTTTTCTTCTTTTTTTTAGGCCTTCGTTAGGCACACCATTGACCTTATTCCACCTTTGTATTTGATAGGGTATATCTGCCCAATCTACATGTGTGCTATTTAAAACTTTTAGTAGCGTAGAATTTTTTAAGTTTGTAGGACCTAGATTAAATACCCATGATACAAGTGCGTCAAACTCATTTTGTTTTAAATCAACTGTGACCATATCATTTATATAACCTTCGTATTCTTCAAGTTCATGAGCCAATAAATCCTCTGCTTCTTGTTTCGTAATTGTCATACCGTCTTGTACAGGACTGCCATCTATAAGCTTTAAGCTCCCAAAGCCTATGGTTGGCTTGTTTGCTGGGCATCTGTAAGAAACAACCATTCCGTTTTCTATGGGACATCCCTCAAAGTGTTTTATAAGATTAATACCATTTTTAGATGTTTTCATTTTTTTATTCTTTTTCTGGTGAGTGAGATGCTCCGAAATAAAACGAAATAATGGCACTAGCTAATCCTCCAAGATAACCAAGCACTAGATTT